CGGCAAGAGCGAGAATATCAGCGGCATTCTGTGTTATGGCGGTATTCATTGCCGCCGCACTTTCGGCATGCTGCAGCAGCCAGTCTGACATCTCCCTGAGGGTGTTAAATTCCTCGGGTGCGTCTGCCACTATTTCAGATACCTTTTCGGTTATCCTTGAATCGGTCTGTGCTTTTGTGTAGACATCGGCAGATGCCGCCTTTTTCCCAACCTCCACAGTAAGCGCCGAAATGTCGGTATTGGTCGTATCCGTCTTTGTTTTCAACGCCGAAATGTCAGAGGTGTTGGTGTCAACCTGCGACTTGTAATCGTCGGTAAAATCGTTTGTGGAGAGGGATTTGCCTGTTTGTTTGTCGACTTTGTTCTGGTCAAGATTCTCAAAGTTGTCATTGATATCATGCACCGATTCACCGACATTTTTTGACGGCGGGATATATATAATTGCCATTATGTTACCTCCTCATATTCGTCTGAAACTACTCCGGCAAGGTCATTCCACGAAGAATTAAGTGTGTTAAGATTGTAACCTTCTTCGCCAAGCACTTCCCAGGTATTATTATAACTTATTTCATTCTTGATAAGCTCTGTTCTTATACTGTCATAGCCGCCGTTTACTTTTCCATCGCTTGTGAATGTTTTACGCAGGGAGCCGAGGTCAATATTTTCAATTTCGCCTGTAATACCATTAACGACTTTTTTTACAATCTGCTGTATGGTATTAATGTTCAATTTCTCATTATAAATCATGCCGATATCACCCAACTCACAGCTTTGAATATTTATGAAGTCCTTATATTTTTCAGTGTTTTTTAGATTGGCAAAGGAAATACGGTAATTTACCACAGGAGAGCAGTTTGTAAGCATGTAATCCTTGGCACCCTTTTCTAATGCGTCAATTACATCACTTAAATTCCAGTCATCCTTTATATCTTTTTCTGTAATGCTTATATCGATGTTTTTCATAGGTGAAACAGGAAGTCCGGGCATATTTAACCTTGACAGACTTGCAACGCCGTGAAGTTTTATTTCCTCATCCTTGCCGTCCAAGGTATAATGGAAGGAGCCATTCCAGTAAACCGACTCACAGTATGACGAAAAATCGACTGTTTCCTGTATTTCAAGCATATCCACTCCATAACGGATATTGAAAGCATTGCTTTTTCCACGTTGTTTGTTTATAGTAAAGTGGAAATTATCGCGCTTGATTTCACCGCCCCAGACATTCACAAATGAGTTGTCTGCACCGATAAGAGCCTTTGTGACAGACATTTTCTGATAATATGCGGTATGCTGATACTCTAAGTTTTCAACTATATTGTCACTGTACAGATCAGAGGAGTATGTGAATTCTGCTGACGGCTGCTGCGCTTCACCGGAATTTCTTCTGATAAGTGTGTTATTCATAATCCAGTTTAGTGCATCGGGACCATTTTTGAAAATCGGACGTGTGTCAAGGATAAAATAAAAATTAAGGTCATAAAAAATATGAAGTGCATCAACTGAACATTCAAACGTACCATCAGTATTCATAGTAATTTTTTTACGGTAAATACGAAACAACTGCCCCTGACATTTGATAATATTGTATTCAATCAGAAACCGCCATGTGCCCTGTTCATCAAGAGGGTGGGAGAGGGTAAGACTGTACTCACCATTTAAAATTTCGGTAATTCTGCATGAAGTCGGGGAAAGTATTCTGAGTCCGTTATGTGAAAAATCGGTTTCGTCTGACCTGTAAACAGATATATATGGGTACATTACAGCCACCTCTCATTCTTTGTAACATCAAAAGCATACAGATTCTGCTGCTGATATAGATATTTTCTTTCTGTACCGTCATTATCAGTGTGGGAGAAGGTATCACCACGAATAAGCGTCAGAGTTATTTTGTTTGTACCTACAGACAGCATTGGGAACATTCCGTAAGTAAGTTCATTGACAATTCTCTTTACAGTGCCGTCAAGAATATACGCAATTCTCAGGGCAGTGTCTATGTATATTTCCTTTCTTGGTACAATGTAAGTATAAACAGTAGTTGAACCTGCCGCATTGGTTGTGTAGTCGTATATGCCGTCAGTTTTTCCCGTATCAACAGTAAATGTATCAGTGCCGTTTACGGAAATTTCAAGTCTTCCGGCAAAGTCAATTTTATAAACAGGTTCGCAGGGGAAACTGCCGTCAACGGTTACTGATACGGTTTTCGTTCGCTGGTTGCCGTCAAAGGCAGTATCCTCAAATGTGTTTTCCACAGCTGCATTACTGACAGAATAAGCAAAGGGCAGACATGTGAATCTGATACTGAATTTGCGTATTTCATCAGAAATTCTTGTTACGGATATAAGCTGATTTGATACGGCATAGTAATACTTGTCAGGCTCATCATCATAAATAAGCTGTCCCTCGCCTCTGAGCCAGGCAAATATCTCACGTACCTTCGAAGTGTCGGTTACAATTGCTTCAAAGGTAAGCTCGGTGTTTTCAAATTCATCACGACTTTTTACAAGCGGTTCCGGTCTGCCGGGAATACAGATTATTTCCGTCTGACTGCCGGCTCTCTGGGGCGGCTGAAGAAGTTCCACCTTTAATCCGTATGTATCGGCTGATATGCCTTTGAAAGAAAATGCCATTTAATCACCTCCGACAGATAGAATGTCCTTTGTTTCCTGTTCGCTGAGCTGTTCGGAAATACGCATTATGTCCGAATCGTCACGAACAGTAAAATAATTTTTATGTTCGATATTAACATTGGTTGTCTGCATGTTCGTGCTGTTGTTATTGTTTCCCTGTGGTGCGAAAAAGCCGTTTGCAATGTCAAACAAGCGCTTCTGCTGGACATCAGTCAGCACCATTTCCCCGTCCTTTGCAAGAATAGGTGCTTCGTACTTACCTTTAAAATCAATGATGCCGCCTGTGTGGAAACGGGGGAGGGAGACTGACGGAATATTTGGTATGGCAGGTATGCCTACTACATCCGTCAATGAATTTATACCGTTTATAAGGCTGTTAACACCATTTATCGCAGCATTTACAACGCTTTCTATAACTGAAGGAATTGTATTAAGACAGCTTCGTACTATTTCAACAATGCTGTCCCATGCACCTTCCCAGTTACCGGTAAATACATTAGTAAGGAAATCAATTATTGCCGTAAATCTGTCAATAAGGTTTTGTATAATTGGCATTACAGCGTCAATAGCGCCGCTTAAATGTTCTGACAGCATTCCGGCAACCTCTGATATTACAGGAGTAAGTGCCTGAATAAGAGGGGTAAGCGATGAAAACAGCTGTAATAGCGGCGGTAATAATGACGATATAAGCTGTGTTATAACAGGCATAAGCGCTTCAAATATGCTTACAAGAGGCGGTATCAGATTTGTTATCAGCTCTGTTATAGGTGGTATCAGTTGTGTAAATACATCAACCAATGGTGGAAGAAGTTCTGTTATAATTAATTGCACGACAGGTGCAAGGCTTTCAAATATCTCCATAAGTGCAGGGAGGAGAGTATTTGTAAGCAAAGGTAAAATTTCCTCACTCACAAGCTGTGAAAATAAATCTACAATCTGCGGAAGTATATCAGCCGCCATTGCTGTTAACGGTTCTAAAAACGCCCCGAATGAACTTATGATTTCTTCAAGCGTTCCGTCCTCAATCAGCGGCGTGATTACCCCGATTAAGTCCTCAAATGCAGGAATAAGCATTTCACCGAGAGGGAGAGCTACCATTTCAACAGAACGCTTCAACCCCTCAAGCATTGAACCGAGGTCGTTGTATTTTACTTCCTTAATATCATCAAGTGCTCCGTATGTATCATAAGCACCTTCTTCGATATTTGCAAGCTGCTCTACAACATCGGGTCCAAGGTCTTCCCACATAGTGCCGAAAAGTGCTACACCGGCAGCGTCCTTTTTCAGCGGGTCCTCAATGCTTGCAAGCGCCTTTACAGTTTCCTTGAAAGCTGCCTTTGCAGTTTCTCCGCCCTCGCCGAACTTTGCGGACATCTCATCAGCGCTAAGTCCAATGGCTTCAAATCCCTCTTTGGTACTGTCTGAACCATCAATGGCACGAATTGAGAATTCTTTTACAGCATCGCCCACCTTGTCCAGGTTCCATGCACCGCTGTCAGCACCCTGTTGGAAAATCTTGAACATATCTTCGGCAGTAAAGCCAAGTTTTGAAAACTGTGATGAGTATTCAATAATACTGTCAATCATTTCCCCAGAATAGTCAAGACCATTCTGGGCGCCTGCCGCTATTAAATCCATAGCAACTTGACCATCAATACAGAAATGCTCCATCATTGCATCGGTAGCTCTGATAGATTCGGTAATATCATATCCAAATGTATCTCTCAATACATAGGCTGATTCTGTAAATTCCTGCAAAGCAGAATCGTCCCAATGTTCAGCAGCAGGCCCAATTTGTTGAATAACTGCCGATAGACCGTCAGCAATATCCTGAAAATTCTCGCCGTAATTATTTGCATAGATATTTTCAAGGATTCCCTGATATTTACCCATTTCGGTTTCAGCAATACCTGTTGAAGCGGCAAAACTGTTCATAGCCGTGTCCATATCGTTTGCAAGGTTTACGGCATAACCTCCAGCCGCAACGGCAGCACCGCCTATTACCGCAAAGCCAGTGCCTATTGCTTTAGCCGAACCTGTGGCAATATCAGCAAGCTTGTTGCCGCCTTTCTTGACTTCATCCTGTGCCGCAAGCATATCCTCACGAAGCTTATCAAGACTTGCACGGACTTCGTATAATACTTCACCGTCTGACACAATATCACCTCATTTCTGCTCTTGCAATAAGCGTTTGTGCAAGTTGTTTCAAGCCTTGCTGAAAATTACGTTCCTTTTCTTCCTGTGAAATTTCAAGGGCATAAAAAGCTTTAAGCTCCATAAGATTTTTAATATACTCCTGATTGTGTTTTTCAGGCTTCGGAATTGGTCTTGACCGTATGGATATTATCTCACGCATTTTTGTTTTTTCGGAAAGCCCCTGAAAGAGCGCAATAAACTTCTGCCAGTGGAGTTTTCCCTGTTGCTTTGTGAGGTCAATACCGTAGTCCATCATGAAGGAACTGTAAATATATGGTGCATCCTGACGGAAATCAACAACCCTGAGCCGATTATTCTGCTGTGATTTTCCGAATGTTTCAATCTGCTGATGAAAAATAACATCAAGTGCCTGTAGTTTGGGCATAAATCTGCCCCTGCACAAAAGTGCAAGGGCAAACTCATACTTTTCGGCATTGTCAAGAAAATCATCCTTGAAAATATCGTACATACGGATAACATTGTCAAATGAAACATCAAGCTTTATCTTTCTGCCCTCAAAAACAACGAAGTTGGTAAGGGGAGAGATAAGGCTTATCATTTAAGACCAAGCTTTCTTTTCTGTTTACGTGAGAAGCTGTAATTGTTTGCAATATCAGACTTCTTTGCGGCAATCGCCTGTGCAAGTGCAGGCTTGACAATTTCTGTAATAAACGGCATGAGCTGGCAGAACATATCAGTATATCTGCCCTCGAAAAATTCAAGCATTTCCTTTGTGTTTTCCGTACCGAAAACCATGTTGAAGTAGTCAACAACAGCTTTGCCGTAACTTTCAAGAGCCTGTGAATTTTCTTTGTTTTTAACAGACTTCTGAAGCTTTATAAGATTAATTTCAGCCTGTCTGTATCCCGACATAATTCGGTCAACATTGATGTCAACTGAAATAACCTTTTCAACTTCTCCTTTTTCTCCGATAAGCTCAATATCTTCTGTGATATGGCTTGATTTTCTTACTTTATACGCCATAATGATTCTCCTTATTCTGTAATTGCGGTAGTGGGCAGTACTGTAGGTTTACCGTTTAAGTGAATTTCAACGGAAACCGCTGTCGGCTGATTTGCAGCTCCGCCCGACCTTGTGATTTTTGCAAGTGTGCATGGGCAGCTTATAGTGTAGCCGCCGATATATGAACCTTCCGGAGCACCTGACGGTACAGAGGAATGAGTAAGCTCAGCATCGGAGTATTTAAGCTTGATTGTTGTTTCCCTTGCCTTGCCGAATCCGAACATTACAGCGTCACTGAAAATGTAGTCCTGTGCGGGGTCACCTACAACTCTTACACCCGACAGAGTAACAATAAGCTGACCGCCTGTTACATAGCTTGAACCCCAGCCTTTGTCTGAAATAAATCCCGACTGATAAAGTACTTCGTTCAGAGCTTCGGTAATATTGTCAAAGCCTGCGGCAAGTACCTGATAATTTTCATTCAGACCGGGACTGCCTGTGCCTGTCGGAAAAGTTGCTATGCTTAGTTCATAGTTGTAGTTCAGTGCAAGACCGTTTGCATTTACCGAGCCGTTTGTGTTGATATTAACTGACATTAAAATTTCCTCCTGTCATAAAAATTGACGGTAAGTACTGCGGAGTAAATCCACATCTTACCGTCTTTTGTTTTATCTGTGCCGACATAATTTGGCATTGTTGCGATTTCAATAGTTTTAATCTCCCAGCTTTCAGAGTGTGGGAGATTAAGCGTTCGGCATTTGTCACATGCAGTATTCAGCTTGCTTAAAGCATTTTTCTGTGATTTGTCTTTTGAAAGAAGAAGCACCGACATCTGAGAGTAGCTCTGACCACCGAAAAATCTTCTCGGAGCGCCAGTAGGTGCAAGCTCCATAACAAGACCGCTTTTTTCAGCAAGCTGACCTATGGGAACGCTCAGAAACTCCGAAACTGCCTGCAATATTTCCGTATACATTATCTGCCTCCTTTGAAAACCTTGTCATAGATAAGCCGCCAGTCCTCTTTATGCTTGGAAGCAGCTTCATGTGCCCACATCTTTCGGGCATGTTCATTTTTGCCGGTTCTTGTATTGTCAAGATAATACTGCATTCTTGCATAAGGCGTCTGCCACCTGAGTATGCCGTTTTCAAGGTCACTGTGCATGATACTGCTGCTTATAAGTCCGTCCTGGTCCTGTTTACAGTAATAATTGCAGTCCTTTAAAGCCTGCATTGACATTTCGTACTGTGCCTTTTTATGCTGTTTCAGCAAACGCTGCTCCACAGCTTCCGCATTAAAGGTAACCCTGACTTTTACATCTGCCATTAAATCAGCCCCAGTTCATAGTGATGAAGCTTTCTGCCGTCATAAAGCGGCTCGACTGTTTCAATCACATATTCCATATCATTCCACAAAACAGACTGACCCTGTTTAAAAGTCAGATTTTTCGGACGGCTGTTACGGCAATCATAAAACAGCTCAGCCGAAAGCGTAACCTGCCTGTTGTCTTTGGTGGTCACAAGCTCTGACGTTGTATCAATACGGATTTTTGAAAGCTCTGCAACAACTGTCTTTTCTTCCTCCTGCCATGTATTGTCGGTACTGATTTCCGATAATACGGCAGAATGTATAAGCAGATTTTTCGGTATAGTCCTCATAGCCATACACCTCTGTAGAGAAGTCCCGTCGGTGCAAGATATCCTCTTGCAAGCTGACAGAGGTTAAAAGGGGAGTTATCTGCTGAACTGTCGGCAGAATAGCTGAACTTTCCAAGAGATGCACTGCTGTAACCGCTTTCGGACATACATTCCACACCACCGATACTGTCAATATAGTCAGCCTGTGAGCATACAGCCTTGCAAACCCTGTCTTTATAGACTTCAGGAGCAGTTTCAACAGTATATCCGCTGAAAGCTATGGTATTGTTTACAATGTCACAGGAACGGGAGATGAGAAGTGTAAGCTCCTCATCAGTTCCCTCAAAAGCACCTTTCCAGATGTCTCTGTAAAACGTGGTCACTTTTTGCCGCCTTTTTTATCGGTGATTTCTTCGGTCGGAACTTCCGGCTGCTGAACTGCATCTTCTTTGTCAGGTGCAGTAAATTCGATTTTATTTGTATCTGTCGGAAATGTTAATCCTACAATTTTACCCATGATTGAGACCTCCTTATGCAGTTGCCTTGTGGAGATAAATACCGGCTGTTTTATTTTCGTAAACATCTGCAAGACCGTATGCACGATAGAAGAACATCCATGCGTCCTTTTCCTGGTTGGCTTCAGGAGAAATAACCTTGCTGACAGTATGCTTAGGATACTGCATAAGAGCGTCAGAGCGGATAACCATAAAGTTAATGTTGGCAGCACCGTCAGCTTTGACATAGCCGCCCTTTTCTTCACCTGATGTTGTACCGTCCCTGAGTTCAATTGCAGTATAGAAACGGCTTTGAGGTACAAGAGTAATATTAGAAAAACGTGAGAGGACTTCCTTTGACTTTGTTGTGTCAAGGTCATCAATAAGACCCTTCTTTGTCGGAGTGATAAAGAGGTGTCTGTTTTCCTGTGGTACTTCGTCCTCATCCATTTTGTTTGTTGCGGCTCTGAGTGCGGCAATTACCTGTTCACCTGTTGTAAGGTCTGCTGCGTCAGTAGTGGAAATACCATTCACAGCGGCATAAGTAGCAAAACGGAAAGCGTCCATTTCAGGAACAACCTTTGTTCTGATAAATTCGCTTGAAAGCTTACCGAATGCAAGTCCGGCTGTTTCTTCGTTGTCCATGTTATCAACGTTGAACTTTCTGCCTCTGTCATAATTGAATGTTGCGGTTTCGTTTGTAAGTGTAACGTCACCGTTTACATATCCGCTGTTGCGTGAATAATCGGCAAGACCATCCATGCTGAGCTTTGGAATAATAATTTCATTTGCGTTTGCACCTGCCTGAGCAAGAGTACTGTCACTGTCAAGGCATGATGTAAGCGAAGCAATCTGATATACTTCGTCAAGCTTGTCGATATACTTCTTGAATTTTGTAATTGCATTTGACATAAATAATTACCTCCGTTATTTCTTTTCCGGGAGACCCATAATGCGACGGATTTTTGCGTCATCAGCCTCCATGTTTGTATTGTTGTTTGGTGTGTGAGTACCTGTGTCCTGTACCGTGTTCTGAGCAAAGGACGGGTATTTTTTGATGATTTCATCAATAGCTGCTTCAGCTGTCACCTTATCGGTGATTTTTGTCTTTGCAAGAGCAATAACATCACCCACAGCCTCAGCAGAAACGCCCTTTGCCATAGCTGTAAATTTAAGCTCTGCCGCTGACGCTCTTTCTTCTGCGGCAACTCTTGCCTTGTCAGCTTTTGCAAGAGCCGCCGCCTGCTTTTCGGCTTCCGACTTCTGTGATTCCTGCCACTTACGGAACTCTGCAAGTTCTTCGGCAGAAGGAGAGTCGGACTTGCTTTCAGCCTTGACCTCCTTTACGGAACTGTCAGACTGCTTTTCAGATTTCGGATCACCTCCGCCGTTTGAAGTATCGGTCGACTCCGTTTTTTCCTGTTCGTTTGTCTGTGTGTTCTTTTCTTCTTCGTTCATGGTTTAGCCACCTTTCTGACCGGTTTAACGTCATGGTCAGGACATTTGGGTATAAAAATAGCACCTCTTCT